CAGGACGTTATTAACGGTAATTTCAGTGTATTTGAGAAAGCGTACGAGTGGTTCACGTTTGGTGCGCGTACTCGTCTAATGCCGGGGGGTCGTGTAGCTATTATACAGACCAGATGGCACATGGATGACCTAACTGGGCGTTTAACACGCGATATGTCCCAGAATGAGCGGGCAGACGAGTACGAAGTTGTTGAATTCCCTGCCATATTAGAAGTTGAAGACGCAGAAACAGAAGAAATTATAGAAAAACCATTGTGGCCTGAGTTTTTTGACTTAGAAGCCCTGTTACGCACCAAAGCGTCCATGCCTACGTACCAGTGGAACGCACAGTACCAGCAGATGCCCACAGCAGAAGAAGCGGCTATCGTTAAACGCGAGTGGTGGAACGAGTGGGAAAAGGAACAGCCTCCATCCTGCGAATACATAATCATGTCACTAGACGCAGCAGCCGAAAAGCACAACCGCGCTGACTATACTGCGCTTACTACGTGGGGTGTATTTTATAATGAAGATGCCAATGCGTATAACATCATCCTACTAAACAGTATAAAGGAACGGATGGAGTTTCCAGAGCTAAAAGCTATGGCCTTGGAAGAATACAACGAATGGGAACCTGATTCGTTTATTGTGGAGAAGAAGTCATCAGGTACAGCGTTGTACCAAGAAATGAGACGTATGGGTCTACCTGTGTCAGAATACACACCACACAGGGGGTCAGGTGACAAACTAGCACGATTAAACTCAGTATCTGATATTGTACAGTCTGGCCTGTGCTGGGTTCCAGATACTCGCTGGGCAGAGGAGTTGGTAGAAGAGATTGCCGGTTTCCCCTTTATGAGTAATGATGACTTAGTTGACTCCACAGTTATGGCTCTTATGCGTTTTAGGCAGGGTGGGTTTATACGCTTACCTAGTGATGAGCCAGAAGAACAAAGATATTTTAAGAGGCGCGGAAACGGATACTACTAATGACACTAATACCAGAGCTAAAAGAACACATATCCAAGGGATCTCCTAAATCTAAGGGCGTGCTAACTAAGGCAGCAAACAAGATGTCTGAAGCACAACAGAGGGAGTTTCTAGCGTCTCTTCAGTTTGGCGATGCAGAGTTTCAGTTATCCGTTGCCCCCTACATGCCGAAAGGCTCAACGATTGACCCGTCTCGCGCTAGGTTACAAGCGTTCCCAAAAGAAGCGGGTGTTGGCCCGGAAGGACTTAGCTTAAAGGGCGTGTCTACTAAAAATGTTACAGATCCTGAACAACTTAAATCTGGAAAATATCGTGGTTACGAGCTTGATTTTGAACCTGATACAGTAACCGCCGTAGAAGCGGCGAACGCAAGTCCGCGTGTTTTTGCTCACGAGTATAGGCATTTTGAAGATACTGATGGCTTAGAGATGATAAATAGAATACAAGATCTGATGGCATCACAAAACTTGGAGGAGCTTAAAGACAACACTCGTATGTTGGCGGAAGCAGGTATAGGTAGGGCTGGAGTTAGCGATAAAGAGATGGGTAAGTTGTATAGAGACTTATACAACGCAACAATTAACTCTAGCGAAGAAGAAGCCATCGGAGCCGCAAAAGCACTAATGCAATCGCCAAAAATTGTAGAGCTTATGGATATGGGTGTTAACGCGTATTCACCTGAACTTTTTCCTGATGTTAGAAAAAAAGCCGGTTTAGGGCCTTACTTTAAGAGAACTGTCTTAGGAAATACTGATGCTACTGAGATGCCCAAAGAGTTCCGTGCAGGCGGACGCACAAGACTAATTTAGAGATACATTATGGCTATTGAGAAAGGACTATACGCAGCCCCACAGGGCATAGACGACGAGCTTATGGAAGGCGAAGACGCTGGCCTTGAGATAGAGATTGTAAATCCAGATAGCGTCACCTTAGATGATGGCAGTATGGAGATCACTATTATTCCCGGCGCTGATCCTATGTCTGGCGAGTTTGATTCTAATATAGCCGAAGAATTAGAAGAGTCTGAGCTTAACGAGTTAGCAGATGAGCTTATAGGGTTAATAGAAGCTGACGTGACAAGCCGAAAGGACTGGGCTGATACATACGTTAAAGGCTTAGATGTTCTGGGCTTTCAGTACGAAGAGCGTACCGAGCCGTGGGAAGGCGCGTGTGGTGTGTACTCTACAGTACTTGCTGAAGCTGCTATACGTTTTCAAGCTGAAACTATGTCAGAGACGTTTCCAGCCGCTGGCCCAGTACGGGTAAAGATCCTTGGCGAAGAAGACAAAGATAAAGAAGCAGCCGCAGCCCGCGTAAAAGCGGATATGAATTATGAGCTTACTGAGCGTATGGTGGAGTACCGCCCAGAGCACGAACGGCTTCTATATAGCCTAGGATTGGCTGGTAGCGCGTTTAAGAAAGTTTACTTTGATCCAAACATAGGCAGGCAGGTAGCTCTGTATATCCCTGCCGAAGATGTAGTAGTGCCCTACGGCGCGTCTACTATAGAAAGCGCAGAACGTGTTACGCACGTCATGCGTAAGACCAAGAATGAGATACGTAAGCTACAGGTAGCTGGGTTTTACCGCGATATAGAGTTGGGTGAGCCGCAGGCGTATCACACAGACATTGAAGAGCGTAAGGCTGAAGAAGGTGGTTACTCTATAACAGAGGACAACCGCTACTCTTTATATGAAGTACACGCTGATATGGTTATTGGTGGTGTTGATGAAGATGAGGACGAGATAGCCAAGCCTTATGTCATAACGCTTGAGCGTGGTACGAATGAGATCCTAGCGATTCGTCGTAACTGGAACGAAGAAGATGAGTTGATGTTAAAGCGTCAGCACTTCGTACACTACTCGTACGTACCGGGATTTGGGTTCTATGGCCTTGGCCTGATCCACATCATCGGCGGATACGCTAAAGCGGGTACGTCTCTTATACGTCAGCTTGTAGATGCAGGTACTCTATCTAACTTACCGGGCGGTCTAAAGGCTCGTGGGTTACGTATTAAAGGTGACGATACGCCGATTGAGCCGGGCGAGTGGAAGGACGTGGACGTGCCATCAGGCAGTATTCGCGACAACATCATGCCGCTCCCTTATAAAGACCCTAGCCAGACACTACTGGCGCTGCTTAACCAGATTACTACTGAAGGCCGTCGTCTAGGCGCTATCAGTGATATGAACATCTCTGACATGTCAGCCAATGCTCCTGTGGGTACTACGCTGGCGCTATTAGAGCGTACGTTGAAACCTATGGCTGCTGTACAGGCCCGTGTTCATTACACTATGAAGCAGGAGTTTAAACTTCTTAAAGCTATCATGGCAGAGCACGCACCCGAAGAGTACTCATATGAGCCGCTCCGTGGGGAACAAACAGCCCGTAAAGCTGATTATGAGATGGTGGATGTAATTCCTGTCAGTGATCCTAATAGCTCTACAATGGCCCAGCGCGTTGTACAATACCAAGCGGTATTGCAGATGTCGCAACAAGCACCACAGATCTACGACCTGCCACAGCTACACAGGCAGATGATTGAGGTGTTGGGAGTTAAGAACGCTGACAAGCTAGTACCAACCACAGACGATATACGACCCACTGATCCAGTCAGTGAGAACATGAACAACTTGAACGGTAAGCCTATGAAGGCGTTTATCTATCAAGACCATGACGCGCATATGGCGGCTCACCAGTCGTTTATGCAAGACCCTATGATTGCTCAAGTAATGGGGCAGAACCCCCAAGCGCAACGTATGGCTGCGGCACTACAAGCACACATAGCAGAGCACTTGGCGTTTAAATACCGTAAGTCTATGGAAGAGAAGTTAGGTGTACCGCTACCTAACCCCAATGCAGAGCTACCAGAAGACATGGAGGTCAACTTGGCCCGTCTTATGGCGCAGGCTGGACAACAACTTACACAGCAGAACCAACAGCAGGCAGCGCAGCAGCAAGCGCAGCAGAAGGCTCAAGATCCTGTGGTACAGATGCAGCAAGCTGAACTACAGATCAAACAGCAAGAAGTGCAGCGTAAGATGCAGAAAGACCAAATGGATATGCAAAACACCCAAATGGATATGCAACTACAGGCGCAGAGAGATCAGATGGATATGCAGGCCAAACAAGCTGAACTACAGCTAAAGGCTCAAGTAAGCCAACAAGATGCTCAGATAGACCAAGCCGAGCTACAAATCAAACAGCAAGAACTAGAAATAGATGCCCAGAAAGCTGGTGCAAAACTTGCCGCAGATCGTAGGAAAGACAACACCAAGTTGGATCTTGACCTACTTAAAACTATAAAGGATACCAACAAAAATAAGGGCCAATAATGGCAACAACCGTCTTAGACGTGCTAAAGAAGAAAATCGAGGAAGATAAATCCTCTGCGCTACAATTCCTAAGTGGTGGTGGAGCTAAAGACTTCGCCATGTACAAGGAAACCACAGGCTTAATTCGGGGTCTCGAAGCTTGTCTGGGATATGTAGAAGACCTCTCGCGAGATATGGAGTATGGAGATGAGTGAAGCTGTAACAGCAGTAGAGCCTACTGAAGATGAATTTGAAGCACAACTACCTATGCCTGTGGGTTATAGGGTGTTGATCGCTA